CCAAAATATCATAAATCTTAAATCATTTATAATGTCTTTTTCTTTGTATTCGTTTTCATCAAAATTTCCAGTAATGAGTGATTCAAAAAATTTTTTTGGATCTGAAAATTTTTTTTTTAGGTTTTCTAATTGCTTTGAAAGGCTCGTAATTTCTGTTCTTAATCTGTACTCTATAAGTATGTTTTTTTTGGATTTAGCATATTCGGTTTGTAATTCTTGTATTTTTCTTTTTAGATTTTGTACAATATTAATTTTTTCATATAACTCATTTTCTATTATGGTTATACCACCATGATATTTCCTTGATTTTTTCTGTTTCCGGATTGTCCGTCGTTTTTTATACGCACGTTTTTTATTAAACCTTTTTGTTTTACCCATTATATATTCAAAATATACAATGTTTGAGGATTTGTAAGTCTTCAAAAATGACCCAATAAAAATTGACGAATTTGTTGTGTCATTTTGACGGGCTGTTTTTCTTTGTCAATAACCTTGTCACTTTCCTCCACTTTGTTGCGTAAAGTGGGTCGAAAACTCCGCTTCGCTTTGTTTTCTCCCTTAATGTTTTCATGATACAGATTCCGATTCGTTATCACAATTTCTCCCCTTCTGTTGATATCATAACCCGGACCTACACGGCTCAATTTGCCGTCACGACAGAATAATTTGAATTTATGATTGTACTGTATTTTGCTATATTTCTATATATATTACATTGCTAAATTCATGGTGCGATTCATGTGATTATATTGTTCAAGATCACGTGTCGCTATGGCGGAAACACACAATTGCAAAAGACTGGGTACTTTTTTGTTTTTGTTTTTGTTTTTTTGTAGGTTGTTTCTTCTGATATCATTCAATAAGTCGTCATGACAAAGTCTAACCGTATATTTTGCGCAAGTGGAAAATTTGCTCGGATTATAATAATCAAATATTATACACAATTTGAAATTACTAGATCGTAAATGATTGTAATAATTTATGCGTTGTGACCGTATTCCAAGAGCATCCTCCATACTATCCAGATTAAGATACGGATACAATGGATTTCCGCAAATGAGGGTACCCTCTTTTACAGTTTGAATAATACGCAGTTTGTGAGTGATATATTGAGTTTGGTCAGGATTCCTACGGAACCCAACTACTAACTCAGAAGGTGATTTCGTCACCGGATGAGTTTGGATTGGTGATGTATAATTCCCAATCTTTGTGGAAAACTCTACCAAAAGCAATTTTTCGTTGTGTTTGAGGTCATTATCGTAACTGTTTATACGGTTAATCTCGTGTATTTTGGAATAATCATTGATACATTCCTTGGTTACAGGCCAGCATTTCACATCATAAAATGATCGAATGGGTTCCGGCCTAACTCTGGAGGCGGCTTCTTCCGGTACATAGAAATTGGAATCATCGATGTCGGTCATGGTGACTGTTTATGGATTCTGTTATGATATGTTATGTTATGTTATAATTTATTCAATTTTACACCGTATTTTCTTTTATAGAACAACATAAAATTGATTGTAATAAAAAAATATTATAGTGTATATACTATAATAATCCATACAATGCCCAACGATTGCTACAATACCATCGAGTGTTATCACGAGGAACCGGAAATTATCAAACGTCTCAAAGAGTCTTTGAGTCGTGATCCTCCCGCATTCTTTGCGGAGTTCATACCCTGCCCGGACAATGAAAACGCCTGTTCTTACTGGGGAACAAAATGGGACGTGTATGACGTGAATATCGAAGAGGAACAGGAGGATTCTTTGAAAGTATCGTTTTTCACTGCGTGGACTCCACCCTTTCATGCTTATGAACTTCTACAACAACAAGGATTTGTCATCGATGCCAAATTTATGGAGTATGGAAACGATTTTTGTGGGTATTGGAATAATGGAGATGAAAAGACATTTGAAGGTGTGAGTGTGGACAAGGCGAATGTTCCGGAAGAATTCCACTTTTATTTTGAGAATGAGGAGGAAGAGGAAGAAAAATAGGAATCCTGAATACCTACATAAAAATCATCATGTTACTTTTTGTGTTCTAGAACAATAAGAGGAGTTGGACCATTATTTTCGGGATAACATGTATCGAGAAACGATTTTGGTGTACCTAACCATTCGATTTCAACAAAATTTGCCAATAACAATGGAAGACGTAATTTACCGTAAATTCTGTGTGCGTTCCATGAAAGAGCGTCTCTTCCAACTGGTACCCCTAATAACAATACACCATCACTTGAAAGGTGTTTTTGGATTTCATTGATTGCCTTTATGTCTCCCATCGGATCAAGCTCATCACCATATCTACCTAATCCAGAATGCTCAATGGACGAATAGGATATGACAATATCATAAGTCATATCCGAAGCAACAAAATCATCATAGGAAATAATGTGTAAATCAGGATGATTGCACAACGGAGGATTGTATTCAACCGTAGTTACGCTTTTTACTTTTTTCAACAAGCAGATAAATTCGATCCAAGGTTTTTGAGAACCAACAATACATACATGTTTATCTTCAATGTTCTCTATTTTATGTAAAGCTTGAAATATTATATGCGATGCTCTGTAACCATCAATAGCATCACCGTATTCGCTTGTAATAATATTATTTTCAGTAAATGTTTCATGATATTGTGTCATCATATCATCATCCCAAACCACATTTGTTTGTACGGTTTCATCAACAAACCAATCATGAATTGGTAGAATACCTCCCATCGTATAATCATTTTTGAAATGATCTGGTATAGTTCTTGGTGCTGATTTCATTATATACATGTATTTTACTTTTATGTTTATATTACTTTTTGTGTAAACAACTTCGGACTTTGTCCTTCGTTGTTAGGAGATATTTCTCCGCTGTCGCTACGGAAACATCCTTCAATATGTAATTATATAGAAATCCCGCAGCGAATCGCATCATTACGCATTTCATTGACCAAATCCACCGACATTTTGTTCAAATCAGTATTGAACAACTGTAGTTTATCAAGTATATCTCCAGGAACCGCAATAATATCACAATCCAATTCTTCCGCACGTTTGATGGTGTATAATTCGCGACATCCTGCCCACAAAATCTGAACATTCGGCATATCTTTGAACAGTCGTTTTGCGTGTAAGATAAAGAGCGAAGGGTCGATACCCGAGTCTGAAATGCCCCCAGCAAACACCGAAACAATGGCATCATTCGTCGTTTTTTTGAGACACTGGTAGGTAATATTCATTTGTGCATAGGTATAGATGGCGGTCACATTGATGCGCATGTTGTTGGAAACAGCATGTGCCAGTAGACTCTCGTTAATGTCATCATTCATATTGATGATAGGTATGGTAATAAATATATTTTTGTCGATAGCATGAATGGCGTCAATCTGCTCAATACCATGGTCCCCGTGCTCCCATATTTCAAGCGAAATACTTCGCCAAAGAAGGAGTTCCTTATTATTATTGTAAAATTCCGTATAATTTTGCGCCTCTTGTCGTGTAATATCTCTTTCGTAGAACAGCGAACAATTGGTGGTAAACCCTTCCACAACAGGATACTGCGCATATTTTTCAATGTCTAACCCGTCGTAGAATATTTTCATTACCTTATTAACCAGTAAATGTTTATATTATTTACAAAAATACTATAAACACAATACGTTACATAGTGTAAATGTTACAAGAATTGGAAAAAATAGTGGAAAAGTTGAAAAACCCTCCTACAGAGGGACGATATGCCGGTGCAGAAGCAAAATATATGGAAGATTTTGACATCAAAATAATCAAAAAGTCTTCTTCCGATAAAAATTTTATACTGGTAAAACATAAAAAAAAACCAAAGGAACAAAATTTCGTGTATAATCCAGTGGTATTCAAAGATAATGACGATATTTGTTTCAAAATTTTTTATAATAAAGGGTATTTATGGAACGAATGTAATATGAATGCCTGTAAATATGATGGTAATGATGGTAATGATGGTAATGATGGTAATGATGGTAATGATGATAATTGGGATAATTGGGATAATTTGAAATATTGTCCAAAATTTTCTGATATTACAGGGCATCGTCAAGAAATCATTTTACAAGGTGAAGTAGATATTTCTGCCATAATAAAGTACATCAATGATACTAAATTCAGTATTTTAATAAAACGTCGTGATGCATCTACCTATGTTCCGTACAATTACCCAATTATTTGTCAAAACTGTGAAAAATGTAGAAATAATAAAAAATTGAATTATTTGTAAAATGCTGTCAAATAGACGTAAAATAATCAACAATGTTATCGACAAAATTCGCCAAGTTACCTAACGACATTATGCGTGAAATCGCCCAATACGTGGGAGTCAAATACCGCAATGGTAAATACATGGTACAAATTCCCAAGGATGACCCGAGATATCGTATTCTATCTCAAATACCTCGTAAAAAAATATTCAGTGAACCAAACCATGAACCGAATTTCATGGTTTGTGTAACTTTAACACGCCAAGACAATCGGGACAATTATATTTATTTGGATGTATCCACATTTATATGGGGAGACGAACATTACATCAATTATAATTTGTATGTAGTAGACAAAAAGAAACTATGTAATCGTAGAAATTACCATTATAGTGAAAAAACATAATCAATATCGTTTGTGTTCATCACGATAAATGGTATATAATCCGTATTTGTCTTCGCGAATGATACGAAAATAATAAAAAATAACAAAAAATAATAAACAACATAAATTTATTCCATGTATCATGTGTAAATAATGGATAATAATAATAGATGTGATAAAATTTTGCGGGTATTCATTGAGTGTGCGACAATAGATAAAAATGTAAAAAAATCGCCAATAAAATCCAAATGTGAAGAAATCGAAAAAATGCGTGATTCAACCTGGATTACCGCTTACCTTGATTGCGTAAAAAAACAAACAAAACAAACAAAACAAACAAAACAAACAAAACAAACAAAACAAACAAATAAAATATAATATAATAATTGTAGCAGAAAAACGGAGAGCTAGATATCTTTGATAATATCATTTTTTGTACAAAACTCGAACAATTCCTGATGAAGATCCTTCACAAGATCTCGTTCGTTCAATGAAATATAAAGAACAATGTCCTCCTCTTGTACGAAACCTTTTTCAAAAGACTTCTCCGTATTTTTAGATACACAACAACATATTTCGTCTCCATCCACGTCGATAAAGAATACGGAATACGGTTCACGATGATCCAAACACTCTTGATAACTTAGCCCATATTTTTCGCAAAATTCTTCAGCAATTCGCCGATCGTCACGCCAACATCGTAATTTAGTAGACATATTATGTTATGTATAATGTAATATATTATTTATATTATTTATGTTCAATTTTTACCACAATAAAAAATGTAAAAAGGTATAATCATGTAAAACCTTCACAACCTAGATCGCATTCTCCACATTCTTACCTAATACTAAAAACAATACCAAGAAAATAAACCGAATGTTTTGTCTCATATTTGAATAAAAATACACATTTTTTAACCGATCATTGGCACCCTTGACAAAATACAAATAACCAAAGGTGACAAATCCTGCGGTATAAACGGGTAAAAATGGGTGATTCTCACAATCACACGCAATTTCATGAACAAGTGCGGATACATCAAACACATTCAGAGCGATGGTCTCAGTAATGGTCGTTGTTAGCGCTCTTGATAAAACTATTTTTTTTAGAGGATTATTTGGTATGAATGCCTGTACACAAAACGCGGAGGAGAGTAGGATAAATTTCATGTTGTTTTTGTTATTATATCGAAATACATTTATTTATTTTCAATTTTTTAATGTACGATGCGTTTCTTACTTACATTTTTGTTTTCATAGTATTGAATAAATTCCCTACCCATAAAGGCCTTGGCACGATGTCTATCTGAATAATCAGCCAAGGGGGATTTAACAAAAATCTGCATCTGCTTGTACAATACATCTTGTGAAGGAAACACCCTTTTTAATGCGTCTTGTCGCGTATCCTTGAGCCAAAATGTCACAAGTATTCTTCTATTCTCTACCAAAAGATGTTTGTCATCCTCGTGTTCGCTACAGATATAGCCCCACCCGTTGACGGAACAATCATTGGATAGCAAGATACTCATAGTTATATATGTACTGTTACGTAATTATTAATGTTGATATATAGAAATTCTGTCGTTGTACATCAATTTTTATGTTATTGTTGGCATAAATAACATAAAAAGTTCGTTATACAATACATTATCTGTATATGGAAAAAATAATTGAAAAATTAAACCAAATCGAAGATAGAGACACTGCGTTTGGTCAGAGGGCTGAAAGCCTTCTAACTACTAACTTAATAGGTGACCTAAGGTCACCGGATAAGTTTGATGATTGGAGCTTGGAAGAGAAAAAACAATTATTGGAAATCTATGTAATTTTGTGTAAAAAAGAAACACATATTTTTGATGTAATCTATAAATATCACGGTTGTGACAGTTGGGAAGATATTTTTCGAGATTACGACAAAACATATTTACAAGATAAAACACAAGGTGTAGAAATTGCTATACGTGAAATACAGGAAAGAATCGAAGAAAATAAGACGTAAATTTTTCTAACGACAATAAGTATTTGTAGTTGTATAACAATCCCCTCCTTGATACATGGTATTGGAACATATTGGAAAATTTTTGTTATATAATGTCTGTCCAATCAAATAAATCATCGTTTTCTCAAATATTGTGTCAAATAATACACAAAATAGTCCGATTAAAATAATGATAACGTATATCGCAAATAGTAAAATAATACATAATAAAGGAATACATATATAAGCCTGATAATTTATACAAAATCGTCTCGTTTTATCTATACAAAATAATTTTATTTGAAAAATATTATTATGTAATTGAGTCCAAACTCTTCCGGGTGCGAAGCACCCTTCAGAGTTAGTTGTTGAGAAGCAAAACTTCTCTGACCAAAACCCGATTGGTTCGAGTTCTGGTTTCTCAGAGAACCTATCACCCGACTCTATATCAGGAGTGATTGCACTATAATATTTAGGTGTTGGTCCCAACCTAATACCAAAGGTAGCTTCGCTACCGGATGATAACATGGATGATTGTAACGACATGATTTCAGATGATAAAACATAATAAAACAATCAAATATATTTTCAATTTTATGTTTTGCCTACAAAATATAAAGCGTAAATTGTGTAATATTATAATCATCCGCGCACCATATGAATATATTCAATATGTTAGCCTTTATTGGTTTGTGGAAATTTCGTGACCCTCGTAGCCCCTTACATATCAGCGATTTCAAGGAAGTAAGATATGAATCGGCCAAAATTCCGGAGCCCAACGAACATTTTGTCTCTAGAAAACCAGGCGGTATTATGTTGGAATATTATAACAAAAAGGATGAAAAAATAGGTTACATTCGATATTATATTACCACGGGTCAAATCGGTTTGTTTTTCATCGATGAAGAATATCAAAATCGCGGTCTAGGAAAACAAATATTGTCCAAAGTAATCGAAGAATTGAAGGAGAACCAATGTGAAGAAGCGTGGGCGGTTGGCACCGACAATCACATATTTTGGTTGAATGTATATAACAAATCCTTTACGCGCAAGGTTCCAGCACATCCATCCGTGACAGGTCCCGGTTATGTTTATCGGTTGAAATAGACTGTCAAAAATCCCTGTAACAACGCAAACACAATCATAACAGCAATGATTTTCCACCAATCTTTTTTTGTCGGCAATTCAAAATGCGTTTCTCGGTTACTAAATTTGCCGATATTGTAATGTACGAGGTTCTCAAACAAATTGATGAAAAGGTAGACAAGAAACGAAATGAGAATCAGATGTGCGCTTTTATTAGAGAACAAGTAGTACATATACATATGTTGTACAAAATTGAAAATATACAATACAAAATATTGTAAAGCCATACAAAATCATGTTTCAAAGAACTATTTTACGGTCGTTTCGTTCATCCAATTTCATTCAGAATACACTTCATTATACACCACCACTACCTCCAAACCCTGATGAAGACAAAAATATCCGGCGTTTTATCAGTATTCTTATCTTGGGTGGAGCGGTGGGCGGAGGCAAATTTGGGTCAGAAGCATACAAAGATACAAAGGAATTTGGATATATTCGTTGTGTAAGTGAAACCACCTGGTTGACAATAATGGGTTTTACGGTGGGTATGGCCACCACATTGATGCTACCCGTTTTGATTCCGATAGGAACCGTGGTGGCTGTGATGCGTTATTTTGACTATACAAATAAAACAAAAAACAACATAAACAGTAAATTACAGTAATTATGTAACTAAGATGAATTTTATCGACGCAATGGATGAATATAGCGAAGAAATGAAAGATAAACAGTTGGGTGAAAATGGACATGTGGAATATTGTTGGTCAGAGTCGCGTAGCGATTCAACAGAGTCGCGTAGCGACTCACCAATTAAATTCGAATGGGGCAAAACCAACCGTAAAGTTTGGTCAGAGGCGGAAATACAAGAACAAATTGTCCAACTTTTTTTTCAGTTGGTGAGAACCAGTGATGATTCCGTACTACAACAAAAATTCACCGATTTATTGAAAAATATCCAGTCATTGGATGAACCCGATTCCGAAAAATACATATCCATCATGTTACGTGTGGTGTGTCAAACACGCGATATTGTGGATGGTAAGGGAGAATACTCGTTGGCCTACATGATGTTGCACACATTGTACGATTTTTTTCCTCAACACGCTCTTACTATATTGGAAAAATTCGTACATATAGAAGCAGGTAAACTATATAGTGAGAGTCATAAAGTGACTCAACCGTACGGTTCTTGGAAAGACCTCAAATACATCGCCACTTATTGCAAAAAAACACGAACCGAAGACCACCAAATCATCCAAAAATGTATAGAATTGATCAACAGCCAAATTCTCAAAGACACGGTCAATGAAAATGACGCAGAACTTTCACTATGTGCCAAATGGACACCCCGTGAAGGCAGCAAAAAACACGGTTGGTTGTTCAAGCGACTGGCCATAGATTTCTACAAGGAGGTGACCTTTATGAAAACTGCTCAAACTGCGGGTTCGAATCAAAGAGCCAACAAAAAATGTTACACTAAATACCGCAAAACGATCGCAGACCTAAACCGGAAACTAGACACCGTACAAATTAAACAGTGTGGGAATACATGGGCAAACATTGATCACAACAAAACCACCTCCATCACACTAAGTCGCAACAAAAAAGCCTTTTTGAATCTCACAAAAAAAGGTGAAATGCGGTCCCCGTGCGCAGACCGCATGAAATGCGCTATCAATTTCCAGGCGTACATTAAAAATCAAATCAAGAGCGAGAAAGAGGTCAAGGGAAAAAATGTCGGCCTCAACGATTTTACCCATCAAGCTCGTGATCTTATCGCGGAGAAAAAACAGACATCAATAGAAGCAGATTTGTTGAATTCTCAGTGGCGTTCCAATGCGTCCATAAACGGCACGCTAGGAAAAATGGTGGCAATGGTGGATACGTCAGGTTCCATGGATGGTGACCCTTTGAATGTGGCAATCGCACTGGGTATCAGGGTGGCCGAAAAATCCATCTTAGGAAAGCGTGTATTGACGTTTTCGGAAAATCCAATGTGGCACAATTTAGAGGAACAAAATGATTTTGTCTCCATGGTCGAGTCGTTGAAAAAAGCCAAATGGAACATGAATACCAATTTTCATGCGGCAATGAGGATGATTTTGGACGCACTGATCGAAAAAAAAGTGCCACCCGAAGAAGCTGACGGTATGGTTCTCGCCATTTTTTCCGACATGCAGATCGATCAGGCAGATAAAACGTTTACAAAAAAAACGATGATGGAGGGAATTGAGACCATGTATCAGGATGCGGGGTACCCCTGTCCTCACATCCTGTTTTGGAACTTGCGTAGTACAACAGGATTCCCCACCTTATCCACACAAAAGGGGGCGTCTATGATGTCCGGATTCAGTCCTACGTTGTTGAACCTGTTTTGTGAAAAGGGCATCGATGCTCTCCAAAGTGCCACCCCATGGAACATGATGTTGGAACTGTTGAATAATCCGCGATATAAGTTTCCTCTAACAACTCCGGACGTTGTCCTCCTTTAGTGGTACAATGTTGTAACCCTTGAGCGCATTTGGCGCTCTGAAAGTAGGAAACCAATGTAAAAAACACGCCTAACAACAAAGTTATTCAATGCGTTTTCCTAAAACTCGTAATAGAAGTTAGCGACGTCGAATTGTTTTTCTACGATTTTTTCTTGTTTTTTTGTTACGACGAGATTTATTGCGACGATATTTTTTTCCTCCTGTATGAAAAGAATTATCAACTTCATAAAATTTATCTCCGGGGTTTTTTTTTTTCATATTGTTTTTGTCAAGTGTAATATATCCAGTGGTAGTATCAACAAATATACCAAAATATGTTTTGCCTGCTTGTAATTGTTCGTGTGGTACGGTGGGTCGTCCGTACTTATATTTATACCATAATGGTTGGTAAGACATAATATATTATAATATGAGATTTTTATGTAAATATAGTTCATCATCCATCGATTTCACTCAGTTACATCTACGGATGATCGAGGTGTACGAATACTTTTTCTTTCTCATAAAGAAATATGAGTACCGGTATTAGCGAAAATATTGTACGATAAGTCCTGCGGTAAACATACCAAACATTATACATACATTTCGTAACAAATTTATTTGTTTCCGTATTTTCTGGCACTCGGTTAGTAAATTATCACATCTTTTTGTGAAATTATCACAACTTGTGGTTATATTATCACATTGTTCAGTTTTTCGGTAATACTCATACTTTTCACGACGGACATTACCACTCCGATCACATATTCTACATTCATATTCAATAGTTTCTCTATTACCATAAATAGGGTCATTTGTGTAAGTAACCCCAAATACCATCAAACGTACTGTCGGGTTCTTATAATACCGTTCACCAATACGAGTTAGTGTAACATATGAAGTAAAATATCTACAGTTCGGATTGGAGACCATATGATTGTTTACCTCAATGTTTTTCTTTGGAATTTTCAACAACAATGCGATCCGAGGATCGGTTTTGGGAATTTGTCCCATGTATTTACCGTTGCGTTTTTTGTACGTCGCGCCAGTATACGCGATAATTTCGCGGACGATGCCATTGGGTAAATATGCGAATATAGGTGATAATTCCATTATTATATCATTACAATATCATATAATAATTTTTCAATTTTACATAGAAGTAATTTATGTATATCGTATAACAATGGATTACTCTTTGTTGCCCACAGATGTCGTGAATCACATACTCAAATACGACGGAACTATAGTTTACCGAAATGGAAAATACATGAATAAAATACCGAATCCAGATGAAAATTATCCACTGATATTGGAACGCATGCGAATACAACGATATCGCAAGTTTTATTCCAAAATGTCGTTTGTAACTATACAAATTACCACAGGAATCATCGAAAAAGAAATATGTTTTTGGGCAACAAACAAGGGTCTGAAAATTACATTGTTTGAATGGGATTACGAAAATAACAGTTATATTGTGGAAAAACAATTATTCACAAACAGATAAAAACAAAATAATAAATAAAACAATTATTTTGTTTTTTTGCTACATTCAAACTCCGATACAAACAAAACAACTCCGGTCTTCGACCTTCGTTGTTAGTAACTTTTTCGACACCTTTGGTGTGCGAAAAATCTACAGTTTGTTCCGAAGTTAGGAGAACTTTCTCCATAAGGAACCTTTTTTCAGATTCTCTCAAAGTGCTGTATTCATATTTTACAGTCATAATGCGAGTGTGAAATTGCTGTTAGAATACAAGGATGAGAGATCCGCTGGAAAAAACTGGTCAAATTGCTGTACGAATGTATTTACCTAAGTCATTACTAAAAATAACCGAACGAATCCGGTTATTTTTGCTGTATTCTGGAAAAAAATAATGCTTTTTTTGTAAATTGCTGCTAGAATACATGTACACGAGGTACACACTATTATATAGTGTATCTTCTTTAAGTTGATTTTCAATATATAATGTAAAACCGCACAAAAATAATACATTATTATACTTTACATAATGGATTATAGTAAAACAGAAACCAAAAAATGCGGTTGCTCAGACGGTTTCCATCAGAGTGTAATAATAGGATTATGTGTAGCAGCAGTAATAGTGGCTATAGTGGCGTTATGTATATAACTATAGTATTTTTAGAAATAAGTACTCAAAAATTGTGCGGTTTTAATCTCTATTCTGGTCATATTATTATGAAAAACAATCCGGCCAGAATAGAGATTAAATCTTCAAGGGTGTAAATGGGACAAAACCCATTAAGAAACCTAAGAAACATAGTAAATCCAAAACCGTCAGAAAATAAATATTTCTAAGGAACTCGATGACGACCAAAACCATTTCGTTTTCTGGATTGACGCGCTAGTCGCATGGCACGTTTTTTAGGGTCGCATCCTGCCTCCAAAATGCGGTAATCCACCGCTGCCGCCTTTCCGCCAGTTAAAGAACTCGCAAGTCGGGCTATACCCCAAGATTGAGCGGTTTGATTGGGTCGTGAACCCGACGAATAATACGCACCCTCGCCTTTACGAACAATTTGTTTCATGGCCGAAATAGAACATCCAGTAGCTTGAGCCAAATGTTTAGAAGGTGCGCCGTTTTTCACACCATATATTTTTTGTAAATCGAACAAATGACGCGATGGACGGTGTGGATACGAAGAAACCGTACGCCGAGATATATATCGTCCTTTTTTGTACGCTTTGCGTGACAACAATAATTGTTGATATTGTTGTTTTCGGTCTTTTCGGGTCAATCTCTTGGGTAAATATCTTATGGGGATATGTCTTTCCGCGCCTCCGCTTTGCTCCGGTACATTCTTGGACATTTTTTTGCCTATATATATCTATCACATTTATTACATGGGATGTTTTCCATGTGATAAATATTCTAACTTCACTTGAGAAGTTTGGTAGAAGAATGACGCTCCATGCAGGACTTGAACCTGCGACTTAGAGGTTTTACCGAGGTCAAAAAGTTGACCAAAACAGCCTCTCACTCTACCGACTGAGTTAACAGAGCCGTTCTTCCACACTATAATTAGTGTTATTTCTTTAAGTAGGTTTTTATTATACAATAAAAATATTTGAATATACAACAAAATATCTACATTATCTGTATAGATGCCATATACCATACGTAAAGTCCCCCGAAAATCCTGTTTTCGTGTGTCCAATCGCAAAACAAAACACGTATTTGCGCGCTGTACCTCGAAAAAACGTGCCAAAAAACAGGTGCGTTTGTTACGTGCGATTGAGAACAACCGCAATTTTGTGCCTCGTAATACCCGAAGAAGGCAAAAATAAACACCTTACAAATACACATAAATAGTACGAACCATGTTCTCCAAAGAGAGAACATTGTTTACAAATACATATAGGTTCTCAACATGACATTACATAAACCTAGCCAGGAACAACAAACCATTCTTGAACATGTGGCAAAAGGAAAGCACGTGGTTGTCAACGCCGTTGCGGGTTCGGGCAAATCCACCACCATTTTGTCCGTAGCCCACGCTTTTCCAGACAAACAGGTTCTCCAAATTACCTACAATTCCATGTTGAGACACGAAATGAAAGAAAAAGTACATAATGCTCATTTGGAGAACCTAGATGTTCACACATTCCATTCTTTGGCTGTGAAATACTACGTACCGTCCGCACATACAGACACCGAATTGCGCCACATTATCCATCATAAATTACCATTAAACAATCCGCCACAAAAAAAATGGGATATTCTGGTTCTCGACGAAGCCCAAGACATGTCTTTCCTTTATTATCACTTTATTTGTTTGTTTTTGGAGAACCTGGGTGAACATGCCCCAAAACAACTCATGGTTCTCGGGGATCATCAACAATGTTTGTATCAATTCAAAGGCGCCGATTCCCGGTTTTTGATCATGGCTGCCCGCATTTGGATTTCCAAATACTTCGCTGGTGATATGGTGGAATGTTCTCTACAAACATCGTATCGCATCACTACGCCCATGGCCGATTTTGTCAACCAAGCTATGTTAGGTCATGATCGTATGTTGGCACCGAGAGAAGGAGAACCCGTGGTTTATATCCGAAATACACGATATAATATCGAGAAAACCGTGGTATATATCATTCAACAATTGTTGGAACAAGGCCATTTACCCAGCGATATTTTTGTTTTGTCGGGGTCCGTCAAAGGACTCAACAGCCACATACGTAAAATGGAGAACGCACTCTGTGAACAAGGCATCCCCTGCCACATTCCCACGGCTGAACAAGACCGACTGGATGAACGTGTGATCGAGGGAAAAATCGTGTTCTCCACTTTTCATTGTGTCAAAGGTCGTCAGCGGAAATTCGTGTTTGTTGTCGGGTTTGATCATAATTATTTTATCCAAATGGCACAGGGTCAGAACCCACAAATCTGTCCAAATACCTTGTATGTAGGATGTACCCGCGCGATGGAGCGGCTCTATTTGATTGAATTCAACCAATCCGCAGGCGACCGCCCTCTCGAATTCCTAAAAATGTCCCACCACGACATGGTCGCAGCGGACTTTGTCGAATTCAAAGGTATGCCCCAGACGCTTTTTTATGAACGTGAGGATAAGAACGCCAGTGGTGGCAAAATTAAAAAACATTATTTGTCGCCAACCAAACTCATCAAATTCATTTCGGATGTGGTCATGGACCAAATTACCCCCATTGTGGACCGGATTTTTACTCGGATCCCGTGGACGCCTGAATCTGGTTTACCCAACATGGATAATGTAACTATTCCCAGTGTAATACAGACACAATACGGATTTGAAGATGTGAGCGATTTGAACGGTATTGCGCTCCCCGCCATGTTTTACGACTGTTTAGGTGAGGTGCGCCGATTCCCGGGTATTTTGTATGATCTTATCGAGGAAGCCATTGTTGATATGCGTGAGGACCAACATCAATATTTGAAATCCATGGTGAAAGACATGCCGAGAACCTGCGAATCTATTTCAGATTATCTGTATTTGACCAATGTCTACGTCTCGATTCAAGAACGCTTGTATTTCAAATTGAAACAAATTCGTCGTTCCGATTACAAGTGGTTAACGGCCGACGTGGTCGCCACATGTCAAACCCTGTTGAAAAACGTTATGAAAGACGAGTGTACCCTGAACTCCGATGGAGTTTGGACCGAGGAACTCATCATTTCTCCCTCAATGGAAGAGGAACACGCTCAAATCGACGAAGAACTCAATCCATTGTTTGTAGGAACAGATTTGGAGAACGTGCGCTTCAGGTTCACCGCGATTGTGGATTTGATTACCCCCATCACGGTCTGGGAAATCAAATGTACGTCGACCATTACCATTGATCATCAACTACAATTGGTGATTTATGCCTGGTTGTGGGGGTTTACTGAGCGACCCACAAGGGAATTTAAACTTTTGAATATCAAAACAGGAGAACGCTGGGTTCTCCAAGCCACGCGGGGAGAACTCCAGGAAATTGTAGTGGCCCTACTGAAAGGAAAATACGCGAAATTGGCGGAACTTTCCGACGAAGAATTCTTGGAAATGCTGTGATATCCTATTGAACAAGAAAACGGAGCCAACGGCGGAATAGAGATTATAACACAATCGTTTTTGTATAATAGGCCCAGAGTCCCAATCCAATAAAACATTTCGCAGTAAAATCGAGTACATTCATGGCAATATTTTTGTAGTTCTCATTCAGCATATATACTAGTCCATACATGGACCACACAATCAAATAAACAGTGAACAAGATGTTGTTGGCCAAATTACGTTTTGGTTTGACAAATTGATAAAATATAATCGAAAACATGGCGAAAAATGGCACAAATCCGCCCAACATGGCCCACCATTTCGATAGCACTTTTTCTTCACCTAAATAGCCAATGTATAACATGGCATAATTCAAGAGAACAATAACACCAATGACGGAAAATTTCACAGGTATTTTGACGTTTTGTCCGAGAACCAGACATAGCGCCAATAACATCATCGGTGTGGTAATCGACCAATCAATGTAACGCGTTTTGGTAATCTCCGACCAATCAATGGCCTTGTTTTTTTGGCTGAATTCATCGATTTTTCCCGTAAAAATAGAGTAGAAATACCCCGCCACCACAGAAATACATGTCTCTAAATTGAGAACATGACGAACGGCAGGAATAGGGGTACGAATTGCCTCGATAAATGTAATTGTCGCAGTCGTCAATAACAAAATATAGGTGATTGTGAAGGAAAATTTGACATAATATTGTACGGTAGGAGGTCCTTTGGGTTTTTTTTCAAGATCAATCGGTTTTTCCGTATTTTCGTTTGGTACAATGTTCTCCGAAATTGTGGGCTCATCTATTTCACCATAATCAATCAATGGAGGCATATTGGTTCCTGTAAAATCTTTCATCCTATACATTGGGTTAACAAAATTGAAAAAGAATATAATAATAATGTACTAATGAATATAAAACAACATCATAATGTCACCGAAAATGCGAGCCATCAGTTTGTTCTCCGGTATGGGTGGTGATTCCCTGGGAATCGTTCAAGCCGGATTGGATTTGGTAGCTTATTGTGAAAAAGAACGCGTGTTTCGCGCAACGCATGACATGAATTTTGAACATTGTGTGTCACTCGGCGCAAGTTGTGACGGTGATATTACCAAAATTACTGATAGTGAATTTTTGGCCTACAAAGATACCATCGACCTCATCTTCGCATCCACACCTTGTCAACCCCATTCCAAAGCGGGCAAGAGAAAAATCGATGACCCACGCAAAAATGTCTTCTTCGATTTCTTGCGCTCGGTAACCCTCATTAACCCCAAATATTTTATTTGTGAGAACGTCAAGGGGCTTTTAACGAGCAAAACACCGGATGGTTCTCAATTATACATGGCTATGATGGAAGAAGAATTCAATAAAGCGGGGTATTCCATGAAATATCAATTGTTTAAAACAGAAAAATATGGGGTACCTCAAAAGAGAGAACGTGTGATTATGATTGGAATGCGCACCAAAGACATGAACGAAGAGGGGGGTATCGACCGTCTTCAATTTCCTCCCGAAATGACTACCGTACGCGATTTACGGGGCATTGTGACATTTGATATGACGGGCGCCATCGAAATTTTGCCCGAAGATTTCGACATGACCACGATTCCTCCGGAATGTGTTGTAACTGATATGACAAACAATGAAGGTGTAAACCCCGAGTCACCGCCTCATCCCTATTTGCGTTTGAAAGCGAAAACGAGGGGGGAATCGTACGGGGGTGTCACACACAACAATATGTTGTCCTTTGGTAAACGTGCTTCACCTATTCATTGTGAGATTATCGACATTCGTAAACCGGCCAAAACCATTATTTGTACCTATGACCACCAACCGCGTTTGTTCGTGCCGTTGCGTAACCAACGGGGATTTTTCCTGCGGTGTTTGTTGCCCATTGAACTCAAACAAATTCAAGGTTTTCCGATTGATTATGAAATTGCGGGCAATTTGAAACAACAAATTGTCCAGATTGGGAATTCCGTGCCTCCGGGTATCATCCAACAGGTTACCGAAACGTTGATGCGCCTCGAACATCCACAGGGTTAATGGCAGTAATGGAAGACCGAGATGGGTCATTTAATAGGCTAGAAACACTGGAAGTAGAACAATATCCGTAGTTTGAATTGGTACCTGTAATCCAATTCTGCCCTTCAGGACACGAATCTGGTGCCAAAGCAACTTTAGTGGAGGCTTTTTCCTTTGGAAGAACGGGCGCTGCTAAGGTACTGGATGATGAAGTACCGGATGATGATGATGGTAACACATCCGAAATTGCCGAAGGAGAACAGTACCCATATTTTGGGTTAGTTCCCGAGATCCAATTTTGACCACTAGGACAAACTCCGGAGGAGTTAGGTTGGGACCAAACTACGATATTTTTAGCGGGGCTCGGACTAGCTACCGGACTGGATTGTGTTATTATTTCTGTAACGGTGGATGGAGAACAATATCCGTAGCGTTTTATGGAACCAGATATCCAGTTTTGTCCTACGGGACAATTACCATAATTGGGTTCATTTACGGTGGGACCACCTTCAAACTCCTCCGGAGTAAGATTAGGCATCCAAAATAACATATAAATCATACTAACGATGAAAGTAAAAAGTATGGCATGAATAGCAGCAATGAAATATTTGGAGCCTTTCAAAGTTACGAGAACTCCTGGCGCTAAAAGGAAAAAAAGCGTGGCAACTATAAAAAAATGGAACAAAAGCATTATTTATTTTTTATGTATTTCCTAATAAGATAACACGATATTTTGTAGTAAAACATCTACAAAATATCATTACACAGTTTTATTATCCTTGTTCTCCATTACATCGGTTAGGTCAAACGCTCAATACTACCACTCCCTTCTCACTAGATGAACTCTCTCGCTTTATATACTAAGGACGCACTAAGGATTTCCATCTACATTAGTTTCCTATTATAGGTTTGCCGATTCGGAAATTAATTATTCTAATACGGCCTTTTGCCTGCTGTACTATTATTGGATGCTGTATTAGCTTGTAGGAGGGCATCAAGATACTTATTACTATTCGCCCCCTCCTGGTACCCTTCCTTCATAATCAAACCACTGGATACACCAAAGTCAAAAACTAGTTTGTGGGTGAAGGTCAAAACCAAGGCGAACACAATGGCGTGAACACCTGCCACCATCATTTTGGACCCTTTGGGAGGAAGGGAAAGAAGAATTCCGGGGGTGAGAACAAAGAACAAAAGCGCGGTGAAAACAAACATAAGAGCGTACATATTAACTATGTTTATACAATGTGTACCTATTTTTATTGTCGCCTAAAAACAAAAAATAATTAATTACACAAAATACACAAAAATTATAACGCATATCCTACTTCAAATCAAAACGGAAATTGGAGAACCCCTGACCTTTTCCCCAACGCATAATCCCCCCTATTTTCATACCGCCGCTACATTCTAGTACAAATTCTACATTTTTTTTGCTTTCCAATTTTATCTCCACGTTCTCAATGGCTTCTATTATAGGCATTTTGGGCGTCCACAAATGATAATAATCGTCCTCGGTTCCATGAATGTTCCCCGCAATTTGGAGCCACAAATCCTTCTCTTGAAGACAGTGATTCGCGGTAGTGAGAACATGTTTTTTGAGTTCGTCTAAATTTTCTGTAGATATCATTTCTTTTTTGAAAATGTTCTCCATGAATTCATCGCGTTCCTCCTTGAGAGATGAGTCAGGTCCATTACGTTCACGGGCTAAACGCTTCAATTCTAATCCGTAATCTGTTTTGGGGTTACCTTGTACCATAGCATCACGTTTTATCCAGTCTTCCAATGTGGGTACAGGTGATTGAATCCCGTATTTTTCGGTAAGACGTCCTGAAGACATCCAGTAATTGTACCAGACTGACAAATAAGTGATCATGATGGCCAATTTGGGAGAACCATTGTGGAATTGGACACCCAACCGGTGAGTAGGATCCACCGGTTTTTTGTCATTGGAACCCTTGTGTTCTACACGCATACCTGTTTGAATACTACCATCGGGGTTCTCCACATCCACACAAAAATCATAATGTATTTTTCGGCTGCCGGAACCAGATAAACGGTACGCCTTCACAATACGTCTACCGTCACATAATTCCGACAATTTTGTAGGGGTTTCTGTTTGTGTGTTGATACGTTCCATGATTTTCTCAATGTCCGCATCTTCGTTGGATTTTGTCTGCTTACGACTACGGGGTTTCATGAGGGTTTTGACTGGATTCATGCTAGCAGGGAGGGTGGTTCGAATGGTTCTGGTTATCACTGTACTTGAGATACATTATGTACAATTAACCTATTTTAAATCAATTTTTCGACACCAACCTGCGGAGAGGTGTATGAAAAATCTTCAAATCTACAGATCTGTAGATCTGTAGATCTGTAG